AGAACGTCGGCGTCGGCTGATGCGGGCGGCACCATTGAGGAGGTTTCGGATTTCCCGTTGGATATCATCGCGGTTGCCTTTCGGTTCAGGCAGGTCAGCCGGTTTTTCTTGCGCTGCCGGGGCCGGTGGCGCGGCCGGCGCGGCGGGCGAGGCCGGGATCGCGGCGGCGGCGGACAGCGGAACGACCTGTTGCTGGACGCGCGGCTCATCGCCGAACTCGACGTCGGGGTATCCCTCTTTCCGTCGCGCTTCGTTCGGCGCGTAGATGCCGCCCTGGACGCCGCGGGCGAGCGCATCGATGCGGTCCTTTTCCGCCGAGCGCAGCAACGCCGCCGTATCAAATTCCAGATACTCGTCGGGCTGGCCCTTGAGTTCGAACAGCAAGCCGAATGCTTCCTCGATATGATTGAGCGCAAAGCCCAAGCCCGACGCGATCCAGCTTTGCATGAGCAGTTCGGTCGAGGAATAATTGGTGCCGCCGATGCCGAGGATTTGCAGCGGGATGCGGAACGCCAACGCGATGGCCTCGTTCGACAGCTTTTTCATTTCGGCGGTGGCGGCGTCCTTGCCGCCCTGCGACCACGGCTGCACCTTCAGTCCCGCCGTCAGGATCGGCGTGCCGCCCTGATGCAGACCCTTGGCCTGATCGTTCCAGCGGTCGCGCAGGGCTTGCGTCTGATCCTTGTCGAGGACCATGTCGGTCGAGAGCACCGCCGATGGCCGCGCCTCGTTCATGTAGAATTTTATCTGCTGCCGCGCGATGGCATCGCCGACGCCAATATCGTCATAGGCGGCGCAGATCGGCGACTCTCCGATCAGCGGGGTCGGGAAGCGCCGGTTGACGCTATGCAGCCGGATATGCAGGACGTCGCGCATCGGCACTGGCGTCATTGCCTCGCCGTTCAGTCGCTTGGCGATGACGTCATTGCCGTAAAGCTGATAGAAAATTTCGCCGTTCTCCGCGAGGCGCGGGAACGACTGGTTTGAATCCATCAGGTGCAGTTCGTCGATCTCATACCGCGAATTGCGCAAGGCCAGGGCGTAGGCATTGCCTTCCATATAGAGCCAGCGCGTCGTGTTGAGCATGAAGTCGGAGATCGACTGATAGTCGTTCGGATGACGCAGGACGCGCGACAGCGCCGAATTTTTCACGCGGTCGCGTCCGCCTTTTTCATTCAGCTTCCAGTGATCGCCGGGGCACATGGCGACAGTCTGCGAGTAGGCCGATACGCATGCCTCCACCATCGACGAGCGCCCGCTCGCCCATATCGGATCGTAGCCGCGCTGCCACCAGTTCAGGCTCTCGCCGACTCCCGGCGGCAACCAGCCGCCGGTTATCGGCAAGAACCACGGGCCGGGATGAAAATCCCCTTCGCCCTTGCGGACGAATTGGCCCGCGATCCGTGACAGAACATCGCGAACGGTCATGATGCCGGGGTCGAGGCCCTGGTCGCATAGCCGCCACGTCCAGCCGTCGGCTTGGCCTCCGACTGTTTGGTCTGCGGCGTAGTCGCCGGATCAGGACCGCTGCCGTCGTCCTCGTGCTCAAGCACGTGGACGCCAGAAGCGGCCAGATCGTTTTCCTCCTGCGTCGGCGTTGGCTTGACCGCGCCGGTCGCTTCCTTGCTTGCCTTGCTGCGGGCGTCGCGATCTTCCGCCAGTTTCTTTTTCGTCTCGTCCGCGTGTTTCTTCTGATCGTCGGCTCGCTGCTTTGCGGCAGCGTCGGCTTTTGCCTGTTCGGTATCGGTCATTGCTTTGCCTTTCCTGTTGCAAAATCAGACGGCCAAAAGAGCGACCGGGAAATTGCCCGGTCGCTTATTTGTCCCGGTTGACTACCACGTAACGCCCGCGACCCATGCCACCATGCCAGCCCGCCGGATCGTCCAGTTGATCGGCAGGATCAGCCGCAGCGCCAGCATGTCGGTCTGGAACATCGACTTGACCGGGAACGCCGCAACCGGCGGGGTGCCGGTCGTGGTGATGTCGGTCGGGGTTGTGTCCTCGAGGTGCAGCGTCGCCTGATCGCTGATCTCGAAGCGCGGCCCTTCGCCGCCGACGCTGACGAAGTCGGCAGCGTCGATGACGATGACCGTGCCCGCCGGGACCGTACCGGAATCAATGACCGGCCAGCCGCCAAGCTGCTTCTGACCGATCTCCTCACGGAACGGGAACACGCCCGCGCCCGGTGCCGCCACGAGGCCAATGGAATTGACTTGCGCCGGGTTCATCAACCAGACCGGGTTGCGGATATTGCCCGCCGTGCCGGTGAGCAAGGCATTGGTCAGTTGCTTGATGTCGCCGACCAGCGCGGTGAAGCCGCCGCCGGCCGTCGGTGTCAGGCCAGCCACGCCGTTGAGAATACCGGCGGGCCGGATGACGGTCGCCGCGTTGGCATCGAGCAGGACGGCGTCGAGCGAGACCGCCGTGTCCTCTCCGATGGCATTGCGCAGCAAGCCTTCGATTGCGGGCACCGAATGCTCGTCGATCTCCCGCGTCCAGGTGGTGATCACCGCCATTTTCTTCGGGGTGAGCGTCTGCGAGGTGAACGCACCCTGACGGACAGGAATCGGCAGACCCTCGCCGACGAATGACCCGGCGATGGTCGGCGTACGCGACCGCGTCGGGATGATGATCTTGCCATTGCGTCCGAACGACAGCGACAGGCCGTAGCCGGACAGCCGCGGATAGACCGATTTCGGCATCAGCGTCGCCATGAAGTCGACGACGATCTGCTGCACGAGTTCAGCCGCCCATCCGGTTGTCGTGGTCATGGCCGGTGCGCTTGCCGCCCTGACCTGCCAGTCAAGGACGGCCCTCGTCGGCTCGTCCTCGCCGTAGATGGTTCGGCGAATCTCATCCAGCGACTTGCGGTCGCGGTGGGCGAGCAACTGGATGGTGCCCGACCGCACGAGCAGGTCGATCGGCGACAGTTTTTTCGGGGCCATGCTGAATGGCCGCGCCCCGTTGCCGTTCGGCTTCGCCGCCGACGGTGCGAGTGTGCGTCCGCCGCTCTCGCTGTTATTGCCGAGATGGCGTTCGGATTCGCGCATCACGGACAGGCCGCGCTCCTCCTGGGCGATCTCGCCGTTTGCCTTGGTGATGCTCTCAAGCTGCTCGTCGCTGATGTTTGTCTCATCAACCGTACCGAGCAGTTCCGCCAGTTTGTCTTTCTTCTCGACCAGACGCTTCTCGGCGTCGGTGATGCGTTGAGCCAACGACATTGTCGTGCCCTTTCTGTGTGACGCGATGTCGGCATGCCCGCCGGTTAGCCCGCGCCGCCGCGTCTCGTTTCCTTTGCCTTTCCCGGCGAAAACGAGGTCGATGGTTGCGGGGGAAATTTTCAATGACTTTACGATTGACAGTGCGTTCGGATTGGCTGGCACCGAGACGAGGCTCGTCTCGACGAGCTCCTGCCTCTTGAAACGCAATCCGCTGAACGGATTGTCTTTATCTATCGGCTCAAATTCGCGTGGCCGGAAACCGACCGATACCGCCCGCAGGATGCCCTGCCTGACTAGCCGGATAATTTCGTCGATGCGCGGAGACGTTCCGTCCTCGGCCAGCTTCAGATGGCCGCGCAGCATTTTATTCTCGACGCGGACATTTGCCCACTTGCCGATGATGAAGTCGGGATTGTGATTGAACAGTGCGATAGGATTTTTCTCTGGCCGGAAGTTTTCGAGGTCCCACCCGTTCGACAGGATCACATCGTCCATCCGGTCAGGTGTTTCGTCGGACATGACGAATTCCAAACCCTCGACCTTTTCCTGTATGTGCGTCTTGCGGATGATCCCGCCGCTCTTGGCGGCGCGTTCTTCCCAAATCACCCGGCAAACCTCATCGTCACCGACCTCGTCGGCGCACCGCGCCATGAACTCGTCGTATGACTCGCCGTCGTCCGGTTCGATCTGCTTGCGCCGCGCCTCGACCAGCAGGTCGCCCTTGTCCTTGCTGCGCCAGATATTCATGCAGGCGGCGACCGCCTGTTCCTGCTCGCGCTTGCCGTCGCCCATCATGTCGGGGACGCACCGCTTCATGAAGTCGCTCTGGCTCTCGCCCTTGTTCGGCTTCATCGGCATGGCTTTCTCCTTTTTCCGCTTTGCGCCGTACAGCGCATCGACGTCGGCGTCGGACAGCCCGAGGCGCTTCGCCACGGCGCGACTGACGCTCTCCGCTTTTTTGTGATCGCCTTGATCTAGAATCGGCTGGTGCAGTTCGGCGTCGTGCGCCTGGTGGTCGCGCCAGAAGAAAAATTCCCGCGCCTTATTTTTTGCCTTTGGCGATGTAGGCATTGAACCGGTTCATCGTTTCCTTGTCGCTGAAGTCGATTACGCCGTACCAGTCGGTATCGAGCAGCAATTCCTTGCCCCACGCCGAATCGGCGATGGCCCAGACCGCTTTCGGATCGTCGCTGTTCGCCAGCCGCCGCAGCCGGTCGGCGTCGGCCTCGTCCATCTCGCCGGTCCCCTCGATCGGCTCGCCTTCGGTCGTCAGGTGTTCGTCTGCGTTGCGCTGCGCCCATTTGTATTTGTCGCGGTCGCTGTATGAGGACCAGACCTCGCTCTGCAATTCGGCGACGTTGTCGCCGATGTAGTCCGGCGGGTCCGCGTCCCCGGCATCGCTCTCGGCGCGATTCTCGAACATTTTGTCGAGCGCCTTTGTCAGGCCGTCGCGCATGCTTTCGGTGAGATGCTCATGCGGCTCGACCGCAGGAATACCGGGCAGCGTCTCCTGCGCCGGATCGACCCCGGTGGGGTTTGTCAGCTTGTCGTCATTGAAGGTGACGTCGAGGTCGCCCTTGCCGTCATCGTAGCGCGAACTGTAGTCGAGGGTGATCGCCTGGATCAGCGTTTCGTTCGAGAACGGGATATCTGGTTTGCCCGCATCGCTGAGTGTTTTGCGATAGCCATCAATCGCGTGTGTGGCCCATGCGGTTTCTTCGCCGTTGTTGAACTGCTCGACCAGCGTCGTCTTGGCGGACTCGAGCGCCTGTCCGCTTTCGCGCCAGTTCTCGACCTCGCTCTCGATGAACTCGTCGCGCGTCTGATCAATGAAGGCGCGTTCGATCTCGTCCTGCTGATGCTGGCCTAATTCCTCCCAACTGTCGGCGGTATATCCTTCGCCGTCACCGCCGCCACCTGTCAGGCGGTCGATGTTTGCGTTGATTTTATAGGATAGTTCGCCCCACGAATCTTCCGTCGGAACGTACCCGTACCTGGCCCACGCATAGCCGCCGACGTCGATGTTGGCATGCACCTCGACCTTGTTCATCCCTAGCTTCTGATACATCGCGACGTTGGCCCCGAGCATCGTCT